GTTTGGGTTATCAATAAATCCAGCAGCCATTCATTTAATAAGCAAAACGTTAGAACAAAATCCACACAAAATTTGTTGGCCTTTGTTATCAAAAAATCCAGCAGCCATTCATATTTTGGAACAAAACCCAGACAAAATTTATTGGGACCCGTTATCAGCAAATCCAGCAGCCATTCATTTAATAAGCGAAGCGTTAGAACAAAATCCAGACAAAATTTATTGGCCTTGGTTATCACAAAATCCAGCAGCCATTCATCTACTTGAACAAAATCCAGACAAAATTGCTTGGTATGCATTATCAAAAAATCCAGCAGCGATTCATCTTCTAGAAAAAAATCCAGACATAATTGATTGGTCTCAGTTATCAGGAAATCCAGCAGCTATTCATATTTTGGAACAAAATACAGACAAAATTAATTGGTCTCAGTTATCAGAAAATCCAGCAGCTATTCATATTTTGGAACAAAACCCAGATAAAATTGATTGGAGAATGTTATCAACCAATCCTGCTATATTTACTTATGATTATGAAAAAATAACCGAATATATGGAATCCACTGGAATTAAAGATGAATTAATTGCATATTATTACCGTCCTGAAAATATTCATAAATTTATAGAAAGAGGTGATTTGTTAGATGATTTTAATTCTAGATGGAGTTAATCCACCTTTAAAATATGGAAAAAATTGAATCGTTTTTTACTCTTATTGTTAATACATATATTAATATTATGACAGAACAATTTTTAACATTACGAGATTGGATTCCTTTAGAGAAACTTAGTTGGTATTGTTTATCAAGCAACCAAGCTGCTATTCATCTTTTGGAAAAAAACCTAGACAAAATTGATTGGTATTGGTTATCAGGAAATCCAGAAGCCATTCATATTTTAGAACAAAATCCAGACAAAATAAATTGGTCTTATTTATCACTCAATCCAGCAGCAATTCATATAATAAGCAAAGAGTTGGAACAAAACCCATACAAAATTAATGGAAATAAATTATCATTCTCATTAGCCATTCATTTAATAAGAAAAGCGTTAAGACAAAAACCAGACAAAATTGATTGGGGATTTTTATCATATAATCCAGAAGCAATTCATATATTAGAACAAAACCCAGACAAAATTAATTGGTGCGAATTATCACAAAATCCATCAGCCATTCATATTTTAGAAAAAAATCTAGACAAAATTGATTGGTATTATTTATCACAAAATCCAGCAGCGATTCACTTATTAGAACAAAACCCTGACAAAATTGATTGGGAATGGTTATCACTAAATCCAGCAGCCATTCATATTTTGGAACAAAACTTAGACAAAATTGATTGGAAATGGTTATCAGCTAATCCAGCAGCCATACATATTTTGGAACAAAACCCAGATAAAATTGATTGGTTAAATTTATCAAGTAATCCTAAAGCAATTCATTTAATAAGCAAAACGTTGGAGCAAAACCCAGACAAAATTAATTGGGAAATATTATCACTCAATCCAGCCATATTTACTTATGATTATAAAAAAATTGCTGAACACAGATGGTCTATCAATAAAGAAATTATTCAAAACCGTTTCCATCCAAAGAATATGAAATACTTTTCTGGATGGGGTATTGAAGAATTTGATGATTATGAAGAATAATAAAAAATTCGAATTGACTTTTGTGGAACTGAATGGTATATCCACATTTGAAAAGATGGAAGGTTTTTTTTATTATTAATAAAATTGACTTAAAGAAATGCCATCATTAAATGATTAATATATATGGCGGATATGGAAGAGTGGAAACAATTACCCAATTATGAAAATTATGAGGTTTGTAATTTTGGAAAAGTTAGGAATAAAAAAACGGGAAGAATTCTTAAGAATGCCAATAATGGAGGTTATCAACAAGTTGGTTTAAGTCGTTGTGGAATAATAAAGTCGTTTAGTGTTCATCAATTAGTTGGATTATGTTTTATAGAAAATCCAAATAATAAAAAACAAATTAATCACCTTGACAAGGATAGGTCTAATAATAATATTGAAAATTTAGAATGGTGTACAGCTGCAGAAAATAATAATCATAAATTATTAACATTGGAAGTAAAAACAAACCAAAATTTACAAATATGGAGAGTAGATGTTGTTTCAGGAGAAAAAATAGAATTATATAACTCTATTTGCGATGCAGCTGCTTGGTGTGTTGATAATGGTCATTCACCAGCAATACATAACGCAACTGGAAATATTAGTTATGCTCTAAATGGAAGGTATAAATCTTCGTGTGGGTTTAAATGGGTTTTATATGAACAACCTAATTTAGAAAATGAAATTTGGAAAAATATAACAATTAAAGGACAATTATTTGATAATTATTATGTTTCTTCTTTAGGAAGATTTAAAAATTCAAAAGGAATTATTATGGAAAATTATAAACCACATCATTCAGGATATATTTATGTGAGAGTAAATAAACAAAAATATTCATTACATCATTTAGTTGCGTCGACATTTATTGAAAATCCACAATTAAAGCCAATTATTAATCATATAGATGGAAACAAAACTAACAATTCGGTTATTAATTTAGAATGGTGTACGATACAAGAAAATAATCAACATAATCATAATGCTGGTCTTATTAAAGTATTTACAAGAAAAATTGGGCAATATACTTTGGACGGAAAATTAATTAAGGAATTTGATTCAATTGTTGAAGCAATGAGAGAAACAAAAGTATCTTCTATTAAACAAGTATTATATAAAAAACAAAATACCGCAGGAGGGTTTATTTGGAAATATTTAGATTAATTAATTAATACTTTTAAAATTTTTTTATATTATGTTAGTTTATAAAGATGGTCTACATGAGCGGAAGTCGAAGTGCGCGCAATCAAGCGTCTATTGTTAATAGAACAAATATTTGTGGTGGAAATAAAAAATCGGGTCTAGCACCTACAATTGGCACCTTTATTAGTTCTAATCCTAATTTAATTAGAGCAACTAATACTCAATACGGATTAGTATGTGTTGGTAATTTTTCTAACCCTTCTCAGTCAGCCTTGAGAGCAATTAGAAGATATTAAATAATTATAATTGTTAAAAATTAATATATATTATAAAATAATAATTTAATGATAACTTACTTTATTAAATTATTATAATGATCATTAAGATTGATACGCGAGAACAAGAATTGTTTATTAAATGTCAAAAAGTGATTGAAGAAAATCTTAAATTTAAAGATATCAAATTAATTTCAGAAACACTTCCTTTAGGAGATATTATTATTAACGATGGAACAAATGATTGTGTTATTATTGAAAGAAAAACGTTAACTGATTTAGCAGCCAGTATTAAAGATGGTCGTTATGATGAGCAATCGTATCGTCTAAATGGAATACATCATCATAACCATAATATAATTTATTTGATTGAAGGGGATATGCATAATTTTAATACATTTAAAGCGCGTATTGACAAACAAACTTTATATTCGGCCATGTTCTCTATTCAATATTTTAAAGGGTTTTCTGTTATGCGTTCAAATAATATATTTGAGACAGCGATTATTTCGTGTAATATGGTTTATAAACTCGTTAATGATTTAAAAAAGGGTAAAATAGGGTTTTATTCTAATACTATACAACCTAGGTTAACAAAAGAAATAGAACCATTGTTAGATGAGCAAAATAATATGATTAATAATGAAAATAATAACGAAGAAAAAATAGTATCCGAAAAAGATTATTGCTCAGTAATCAAAAAGGTTAAAAAGGAAAATGTTACTGCAGATAATATTGGTGAAATTATGTTATGTCAAATTCCTGGTATAAGTTCAGCTTCCGCTTTATCCATTTTATCACAATTTAAAACTTTACCAAATTTAATCAAGTCTATTCAAGAAGACGAAGATTGTTTATCTAATATTTGTACTACTGACCCCAATGGTAAAAGTAGAAAAATCAGTAAAACCGCAATTGCTAATATTATCAAGTATTTAAAAATGTAGTCTTTTTTTTACACAAGTTATGAAATAACAAAATATGAAAAAGTAAAAATAGATGTTTTGCTCCACTTTTTTTAAAAGTGGATATATATATGAAGCAGGACGAGTTTTTTAAAATTGTAGGAATTTTGATTGTTGGTTTTTTTATTATTTATATGGTTGTTAAGATGTTTCAATTGCAAACATCTGTTATTGAGGGTTTAACTAATCCAGATGGTACTTCAGTCACCCCACCTTCTTCAGGCGAAGCAGGAACCGCGTCATCGTATGCTGCAGCTATTAAGTCGCAGGTAGTTAAATTACAAGACGAATTGTTGGTAGCCAAATATAGAAAAGATTATGAATCAGCAATAATTAATTTAGATGATTATATTGGGTATTTAATGATTAAACAAAGCTTAAATATGAAACTAGATGGAGATATAAAAGCGAATATTGAGGGGCTAAATAATTTAAGTATTTTAAAAACAGCCAAAGATTCATTAAATACTACTATGACTTTTTTGGATAAACAATAAAGGTAAAAATATAATATATTATTTGTTAAAACGTATAGTTATAATACAATATTATTTTATAATATAATATTATATTAAATGAACACGAGTGGTAAATATATCAACTCAACAGAAGAAACTGAAAATAAAATTAACCAATTAAATACACTAATTCATTCAAAGTCTGGATGTGAACAGTTTAATTTATCGGTTACACAACCCAACCCATCTAAACTTGAATTATGGTTAAAAAATAAAGAAGAACCAGTATCACATGTTATGATTGGTTGTGAATATGCTGAATGTGCAAATAATGCGTTACGAATTACGACCACTACCGAACCACCATACCAACGGCAAAACTATAACAAGTTTTTAACCGCGATTGTTATTATTATTGCAAGTAGTCTTATAGATAAAAAGGGTGAATCCTTTATGCAAATTGTTGATTACACCACAGTAAAAGCAAGAATGAATGTGTTACAAAAATACGTAATATATAAAACAGATGCATTAGACCCAATGTCTCAAGAAGAAAAAGATATTGAAATAAAAAAAGAAGATGGAAAGGGATTATTTAGTATTTATATACCATTATTTGATGAAAATATGGAAACTCATTTGAATCAGGAAATTGCGAGGAAGCTTATTCACACATTACTGGAAGATAATGAAAATGGTATAATGTGCTCACGAACAAACAGAGGAGGAAAAAAAACGAAAAGAAGAAAAAGAAAAAAAGGGCGGCGTTCAAATCGTATCTTTAAGGGACACACTCGTTCCTAAGCGTATCTTTAAGAGACACACTCGTTCCTAAGCGTATCTTTAAGGGACACACTAAAAGCGTATCTTTAAGGGACACTTTAAGCCACCTTAATATTTACCTCATTATCTTTATAATAACCAGCATCTGTTAAAGCCTGTGTATATTCTGCGCCTCCCCAATTCGGATCCATCGCGTTATCACTATATAACATATTATAATCTGAATTTTTTATTTGGTCTAAGGGTGTTATAGAACCTACATAATAACTGGATTGGTCAAATGCTGGATAACCTCCTTGATTATAAGGTGCGTCAGAACGACTCGCGTCAACCAGTGGTGTAAATTTTAAAGGCAAAGGTACAGGTGTTGTAGGCGGAAGACCTCCTTCCAATTCAGTAACACTTGGTCTTACTTTATATACACGGTTTCCCTGTGCGTCATAAGTATTTTGAACATATAATACTGGGCAACGTATTCCTGCACCACGTTGCCATTCTAAAAATTCGGTATACTCTTCTAAATCATTAAATTCAATAGGATTAACTCCTGGAACCTGTGCTATGTTAGAATTATATAGATAATATTTTGTTCCCTTTTGAATTAGTAAATTTGGACATCTCATTTCACCATTCATAGTAGTTAGTCCTTCAAGCATTTTAGGATTATTTGTGTAACGAATATAAAAGTATAATCCACCTAAAAAAACAAATACTATAAATACTATTTTTAGTGTTGAACTCAACATATATATTATATTTATACTTTTTAAAAAATATATACAAATATATTATGGATATGAATAATTCTGATATTATTCATGATATGGTCGTTTTTAATAAAGAAGAACAAATAAAAACTCGTATTCAACTCTGTGAAGATAACCCATCTTTGATGGTATGCTCTCATGTAGATAAAAATACTTATGAACATTGGTATAATTATTATTCGCAAAATGAGAATGCTAATTTGTTTTCAAAAGGAATAAATAGACTTGAAACTTGGGATAAATTATTCCAAAATAAACCTATTTTATATTTTTCAAAAGAGATTATGCCTGCAGGTAGTAAAGAAAATGCTCGGTTACAAAATATAATTAAAATACTGGAAAGACTTAAAGCAGTTGAACCACTTCACTATTTTTTTATATTCGCTGGTTTAATTATTATATTTCAAGTGTTTGGAGATGCAAATCATAGAACCGCAAAATTTTTTTATAAAAAGATGACAGGAAACAATATGACACCACAACAAGAAATGGTTATTAATGATGAATTATTAAGAAAATATGAATATTATTCAATAGAAAATACTACGCCTATTTATACAATGAATAAAATTATAAAAAAACTTATTGAAATTATATCAACCGAAAATGGTGGAAAACGTAAAAGTAAAAAAAGTAAAGGTAAAATCAAAAAATACAAAACACGAAAGAAAACATTTGGTAAATAGAATAAATTTAGTATTAGTATTTGAATTGAATAAAAATTTTGTTAGTATAAAAGTATATATATAATATATAATGTATATTTTACATATTAATTCAGAAAAGGAAGTTGAAAAAATGGATCAGTTTATTAAAAAAGGGTATGATCTATTTATACTTGTTTATATGGAAGGTTGTGGCCCTTGTAACGCTACACGTCCTGAATGGGCTAAAATTGAATCCGCGTTAAAAGACCAATATGCTAAAAATAATACACTCGTTATAATCGATATAAATAAAGATTATTTATCAAAGATTAAACATATAGGCACTATTGATGGGTTTCCAACAATGAAATATATTGGAAATTATGGAAAAACAGTAGAAACATATGAGAATAGTTCAGTTAAAAAAAAAGACAGAAGTGTTAGTTCATTTATTAATTGGATAGAAACAAAAATAAATAATACAATTTCAACAACTCAAACCAGTTCTCCGTATCACGTTTTTAATAGACTTAAAAAAACAGAAAAACGTGTTTATAAAAGACCACGACCACAATATAATAAAACCAAACGCCAACATAAAACCAAACGCCACAGAGGTGGAAAATGGTCGACGAAATATAAAAAAAGCATAGATTGTTCAAATCCTAAAGGATTTTCCCAAAAACAACACTGTAAATATGGTCGCAAATAATATACATTAAAGTATAAATAATTTTTATATAGTTTATATTATATAAAAATTAGGGTTTTTCTAACGTGTGAATGAAACAATATTTTTTAATGTTAAATTGTAAATCTACATTAAAATTATATCCTGAAAATATTTATTATATAAATCAATCTATGAATTTTGTATATTTTGTGCAATAATTTTATCAATAGTTGGAAAAAAAGATAGTTCATTTAATATTCTATGTTTCTCTTGACGAATAATATTAATTCGCTGAGACCACCAATCTTCATTTATAGCCTGTTTTATAATTTGATATGACTTTTCAAAATCAGTGATATCCAATTGAACAAAAGCCATTGGATCAACGTAATCAGTTACATTTGGACAACCATAATAAAAAACAAGTGTCTCGCATAAAATTGGTTCCCATAATTTCTCTGTAATATAATTTTTCTCAAAATTATTTTCTATCATAAAGTAATATTTATATTGTTTTAGACCATTACTTTTATATATCATTGGTAGTTGTCCTCTGTAATTAGTAAAACAATGTGTATTATCTTGACTATAAATATCTAATTGTACATTACCCTTTTCTTCTAAAAATTTTAAGAAATCAATACGCACAATATGTCCTTCATCAAAATATTTGGAACTACAAATAGATGATATAACATTATCTTTTGTTTTTTCAAATAATTCAGTTTTTTGAAAGTCATCTAATTTCAATTCTAGTTGCCAAAATGCGTTATTATGACATTCTGTTTTACGTCCTCTAACAGCTAAAAAATCATTAGGATTGGGGTCCGCCCATTTACCAAATGTTTTGACGCCCCAGTTCTTATTCAAATCATTAACCCAAGGTTCCATTTGAAACACAATAGTTCTTTTTGGATCAAAATAAGAATCCTTAGGAGGATAATTAATAATTACATAAAAATCAATATCTTCTTTTACGTCTGTCCAAACAAGTTCATAATTCTTCCATTTAAAACCTGTCTCGCACATATTAGACCATTCTTTA